TCCATCTCCGCCTGGCAATAGTGCCTGTTAGCTAGCTAAGCTAACCCATCGGCATTTTGACTTGAAGCTGCCGCGCTTCACACTGGAAAGAAAATCCAAGCCTCCAGATTTGCCAGTGAGCAAATCTATAGAGACTTTGGACCTCAAAACAGCTAAGGAATAATCCTTATCTGTCCAGGGCCTTTCAGTGTCAGTTCCTCCCTTACAAGATTCTTGATCTTGTCCACCGCCTTCGTGAAACAGTTCCACGGAGCCGGTTGGACTTGACCAAAAATCCGGAAATTCACTTGAAGCGAATTCCGAAGGAAGGATCCAGTACGGGTACAGTAACGAAACGTCAGGATCGTCGGGACTCCTACATACGGATTCCCTGCACGCTCCCTGTTCTGGCGGTCCATTTCCTGAGCTATCATAGCTACGGGAATATGGATTACCATTACTGACGAGTCGCTTAGCGACGTACTGACCCCAATAGTTGAGGCAGGCGATTTCGTCTCCATCAATTATGTCCTCTTTCGTTAAGGGGATGTATACTGTTCTTTTCTGCCCGAAAGTCTGCGTGTCACGTATGTAGTGACAGTTAGTACTAAACAGGTATGAAAAGAAATATAGTCCCGATCCATGTTGCATGGACCGGGGGATGGGACGTTTCACCACTGACAACACCATATCTCGTATCGTCTGGGCTACATGCCACATTCCTCTCATATAAAAGAGGTCTGAAGCAGCAACCCAAGACATTACGATTTCCGGTGTCCAGTCTCGTGGATTGTCAGGGAGCAACTGACGAGCGTAAATGGGTGTTACCCACTCACCTCGAAAGAAATCTCCCCCGCAAGACTCACGGAAGTAACCTTCCTTAAAAGACTTGCTGACATTAACCTTTAGAGCGAAGCTCTCCAGGGTATCCACGACTGCGTCCGCGTACTCTACAGGGACAATTATGTCATCCCCGTAGATGTCGATCATCCCACTATAGTGGTAGATCGACGAACTTGTAGGACGCCGCCCGGTAACTTTGTGGATAGCAGTCTGAACAAGGGTGTAAAACACCATTGCCTCCACGGGAAAGCATAAAGCTGATCCCATAGAAGCATACTTGAACAGAACCACATTCCTGCCATCGGGCAAGTCGGCATGCAACGAACGGGCATCTTCTAGGTATTGAAGAAGCCCTGAGGATTTGAAGACACGTTGGACGAGGTGCAAATGCACCCTATCCGACGCATCACTCAGGTCCAGCGTAGCTGTCCGTCTATCGATGCTGCCTTGGTACGCGAGTCTCTGATTAACGTCTTGCCGCTCAAAGCGGATTGATCGTTTAGTCAGACGATGACTCTCTAACCGCTCATATACATAGTCCTTAACGGACTGTTGTATAAATTGCATGTGAGAGGGTTCAATCGCAATGACTCGGGGCGCCTTCAACGTCTTAGGAACGAACACGACTCGAACAGGTTTTTCCTGTCTTAATTTGAGGAATGTAAGTTCAGACGAAGAGGATCCCTCCCCTATACCACTGGCCTCCGCAGCTAGTCCATAGTTAGGAAAAGCATGGAGATCAGAGGGGAAGTTTAACTCCGACCTGTCGTTCCAATACAGAATCCGGTTCCTCCCGTTGGAGGACAACCGCTCTGCTGTAGCGCCAGGACCATGACGACTGATAAGATCGAGATCACTAATCTCAGGAAAAACCTGAGACCAAATGATCGACGAAACTTCATCAAGGATACTATCCTTTCTTTCAACTGAAAGAGTCATGTTACGGAGTTCGCCCTCTATGTCGACGAATCGCTGAATTGCCTCCAGGTTCTTTTCCGGAGAGCAATTCATCTTAGGCTTCTTGAAGAAGCGGCAGATCTGCCGAATGTAGAAAACTACATCTGCAGGTGCTTCGTCTAATAGAGTACCGTCCATAGTAAACACTCGTTTGAAGAAACCCGACATAAAGTGCGGGAGCCTTCCGTGTCGAGCAAAAGCACTCGGACACGAGAAACGCCCACTCTCAAGCCCTCTTTCGAGGGCATCGCAGAGAGTAGGGAGGGTTAAAGTCAAAAACGATAACCCTTCGTGTTTACAACGACGTCGCAAAGTCGCGACGTCGCGTTCTACGGACAAGTCTAGGTCCATACTTGCTTGATGCAAGATGGCCTCGACGAGCATGGTCGGTCTTTTCACTACAATCTCCATTTTAATGGTGAAAGTAGGACCGTCTAAGCTAGCTCCGTTAGGAAGTCACCTGAAGACCATGACTAGTCTGCCGATCGAGTCTTGGACTCTTTCTTGGACACGTCGTCATGAATCTCGAGAAGTACTGTATTGACAGCCTCAAGCAAAGCGCGAAGTAGCGCCCAGCCAAAAGCCGACATCAGTATTCACCTCCGAGGACCTTGTTGTAATTGGTTGAAGTCAACCAAGCCTTCAAGGCGTCGATCAGGTAACCGATCTCAGCGTCCGAAAAAACGCCAGAACGCGGTTCGTCAATGACGAAATACGTACTGACGCCTGACTCTTTGTTGACTGCACTGATTGGATCAGCTGCAATCTTCGTCTGAGCCAGACGGACTTCACGACGAAACCTCGCAGAAGTAGTATTCTGCTTAGTCGTCATGACGGTTTTACCGTCAGCCGAAGTATAAACGTTACTCGTGACACCTTGATTGGTGCGCGGCAGCGAAATAGCTACGGCGTTGACAGTAACCGACTGTGGATCTGCAAGCATTAGAAGCTCCTTTTTACGCTTTTTACAGGTATCTTTGGAAAGATACAGGGTGAATCGCTACAATCGGGACAAGCCTAATGCCCCTAATATAGCTAGTTGCATTCCACTAAGATTCATATTAGTGGAAAACCAAAGGGATTCCCTCCTACGCGAGTTTTTAATTCGCGAAATCGTAGGGAAGTAGAGGTAGCTGTTACAGGACTGCCGTTAAGGTCATAGTAGGTCGCACTACTTTTTTCAGTAGTACTCCTCCACTGATGACGCATAACGTAACAATAGTCGGCCGCAATGCGGTCGTCCATCGTTGCTTCAAGATTCTGGATAATATACCCAGCATTCGAGAACCAGTCAATCAGCCAACTCCAAGGCATCATCTTCCAAATCGTACTAGGCGTAGGGTACAGGCCATATAACTCGGCCATTAACCTTCTCCTATACGAGATGCTGCCAGGGCCTTCGGGTAAGTGAATATGCCAGCGGGCTGACGCCCACCAACGTTCACCACTCCGAATAATCGTCCTTCGATCGGCCTGAGTATGATAAAATTGAGTCGCGAGCGTGGGATACTGTATCCCATTACCCGGACCCAAAATCGTATCAGACACCTGAGAGGACGTATCCGTAAGCGTAATCCGCGTACGGACGGCTTTGTTGTTGTTACGAAGAAGATACTCGATACGCGATTCAATTTTCTTCTGTTGAAGAATCATGTCTCGTATATCTTGTAACAGAGGTTCCCAGCCAAACTTATAGGCTAGGAAGTAACTTCCTAAGTCCTTGAGAGGACTATCGGACATTCTCTGTCGAAGCATCCTAGGCAGGTCTTTTAACTCATAGATAGAAGTTAAAAGTCGCATAGAAGGTTTCGTAGGCCTCATCTTCGCATATGCCTCGGCTCCTCTAGAGGAGCCATCTCCAAACGGCGCACTCCCCGGTGAAGGGGGTATCCGATTAGTAAATGACCCTTGATAGGTCAAATGCTTATTCGGAGGCCGATGAACAGTCCCAATGTTGACAGGATCATAAACGGTGTAATCACTCGAAAGAGTGAACGCTCCGCCTACGTTCTTCAACTTCGGGAAGTCCGGAAAACCCCAATGTCCTTCGACACCAGCCGTTAGCTGTTTACTCCCCGTTGCAGGGGCGTAATGCGTTATTGGCGAGGTATCGGTGGATTGAACTCCAAGATAGAGTTCTGGGGTAGCCGGACTTTTACTGGGCATGTACAACTCCTTTGGTTGGATGTGGTTACTACACCACATGTTCCGTAGAACATGGTGGGGCCCTG